CTGGAGGCAATCTCGTAGTAACAATTCCTGCTGGAAGCTATAATAATGGAGAAAAGTATTGCATTGTTGTTGCACAGTCTATTCCAGATACAACTACAATTAATGCTCCAGTAGTTATCCAAATTGGAACTGGTGCTACTCTTTATCCAGTATCAAAGAAGAATTGCGCACAACTTACAGCAAGTGGATTAAGAACCAGGACAAAATATGCCATGAGAGTGCATACATCTGTTGATACCGCAACTTTTCGGTTACTTGGAGATGTTTGCTGTGTTCCAACCAATAATCTTAGAGCGGTAAATGGTGATGGAACGCAGGTTACAACGCAGACCGTGAAAGGGGGAAAATAGTTTATGCATAGATTCGCTAGGGAAATCGCTGAATGTGTAAAAAAAGATATTGAATCAAAAGGAATCGACCATATCACTCCAGAAGAAGTTTGTGTTTACGGACAGTGGGTTGACATTGCAAAGGATCTGGCAGACTTTGATAAAAATATGCGTGTCATCGAAGAGATGGACAGAGAAAATGAAAACGATTTTATGGATCGTCTAGGATATGACCGATACCGTTATGCAAATGGAAGATTCGCTCCGAAAGGCAGAGGAACAAGAATTGGTTATCAGCCATATACATACATGCAGGATGATGACTGGATGAAGGAATATCTTGGCCAGAAGAAATACGATGGAGAAAAATCGAGATATGGTGAGTCCTATGATCGGTATGATGAAAGCAGAAGGCATTACCATGATACAAAAGATGCTGATTCTAAGCGTAGAATGGATGATAGCATGAAGACCTATACTGATGATGTGATTCATAGTATCAAAGAAATGTGGTCAGACGCAGATTCCACATTGCGCCAGACAATGAAAGCAGATTTGACAAAAATGATTCAACAGTTACAGTAAATGGAAGGAGCCTGTGCCGCATATATTTGCGGTATGGGTTCTTTTTATCAGTGATAGGTGACAAATATGAGAAGTGTAAGAATCAATGATCATATATGGAATATTTACTATGTATCAGAAGATAATCCGGTTTTGATTGATCGCACAGGAACATGGACATTGGCCGTTACCATACCAAAAAGGAAATCTATCTATTTGTCAGACAATTTATTTGGAAAGCAGTTAATTACTGTGCTGTTGCATGAAATGACTCATGCAACCTTATGGGAGTTTGGAATCATAAATGACATAAGGGAATATTGTTATCCGGAGAATGCAATAGACATGGAAGAACTGGTTTGTAATATTGTGGCAGACTATGCACAGTATATTTTTATGGAAGCATATAGGGTTTTAGGTGGTCAAGCTATATTTTATATGCCTATGGTATTGGAAAGGCTGGTGGCGTAAAATGAGAAGCAATATGAGACAAAGACAAGAAGTGTATTTCTGTAAAATATCAGAAAAAATAGAAGGAATTGATACTGTGAGAGAGTATCAAAAGCCAGAATGCCTATGGGTTACTGTATCTTCAACCTCTGGAACACCAGAAGAACAGGCTGCCGGAATCGTACTGGATTATGACCGATACATCACACACTGGAAATCCAGATGGGATAACTTTGAACCAGAAGAAGGTATGCTTTTGTGGATTGATGAAGTCCCAGATATTGACGATGATGGAAACCTTATACTTGATGATGATGGAGAACCAACGATCCTACCGGATTATCGTCTGTTAAGAATCATTGATACTCAAAAAGGGACTGTAGCACGATATGGAATTGTAAAAACTGGTGGTGATTTTTATGGCGAAAAGAGTAATTAGTGGGGTCTTATCGGCAACCAGCATTGAACAAATGAAAGATGAACTTTTGAGATATCAGCAAAGCCTTAAGAATAAAAACGAACTATTTGTCCGTAGACTGGCAGAAATTGGAATTCCGGTTATTGATCGAAACATAGCTTCTGCGAAAGGGGATTCAAAGAAGAACAACAACACGTATATAAAGATAAATTCGTTTGGAGAATATTCACAAGCAGTGCTGGTGTGTGAGGGAAAAGATTTGCTATTTATAGAATTTGGTGCTGGTATCCATTACAATGGAAATCCGGGAGGGAGCAATCATCCAAAAGGGGAAGAGATGGGCTATACAATAGGTTCTTATGGTAAAGGTCTTGGAAAGAATGACTACTGGGTATATTATACAGACGATGGAAGATTTTTAACATCTCATGGTACAGAAGCAACCATGCCTGTTTATAAAGCCGGACAAGAAATCATCAAAAGGATAAGAGAAATTGCAAAAGAGGTATTCGGAGGTTGAATGTATGATCACAGTTAGAAACCCAACGCTAGACGTGTTTGAAATATGGTCTGAGAAAATAAAGACAATTAAAAACGTTTCTTATTCTATGGAAATGAGCAAAATCCCAAGTTCTTTTCCATATGCAAGGCTTTTCCCTATTGGAAATCCGACTTTTCGATCTGATTTGACAGGAAACGAATGCGCCACAGTACCAGCTTATCAGATAGATTTATTTGCAAAAGGGAAATATGCGTTAAAAAATGTTTATGAGCTGGACGAAGTAAGCCATAATGCAATGGTCGAAATGGGATTCCATCGAACGTATGGACCGGAGCCAATAGAAAACGCAGACAATACGATTAAAAGGCTTGTAAGTCGCTATAGTCGGACATACTGTGGAGAAGATCTACGAATGTGAGTTTTTAAAACAATAGTAACTGGTTTATAATAGTATAAGAGAAATGAGACATCTGGATTCCAGGTGTCTTTTTTAATTTGTGGAAAGGAGAAAATGATATGGATTTTGGAATTGCGAGTGTGGCTGCGATTGTTGCAATCTGTTATTTTATTGGCCTTGGTGTGAAAGCATCTGGAATTAATGATAAATGGATTACAGTGATTGTTGCAGTGGCTGGTGGAATTCTTGGAATTGCCGGAATGTATGTCATGCCAGATTACCCGGCAAATGATGTGATCAATGCCGTTGCGATTGGCATGGTATCTGGTGCATCCTCCACATGGATCGACCAAACCAAGAAACAGTTATCAAAAAAGTAATAAAACAATAAAAATTTCCGGTCATTGAAAACAATGATCGCTGACCACAAATAATTACGTGGTAGAAAGGAGAAATATGGCAATAGCTAATATCCCAGGCATTTCCACGTTAAAGATGAGATTAGGATATGCCGTTGAAACTACTGCTGGAGAAGCACCTACTGCCTATACATGGCTTCAAAGAGCAAACTCCATTGGAGAAATTAGCCTGAGTACAGAAACGATTGATGCATCTGCGATTGAAGACGAACAAACCAGATTGCTGGCAGACAGGATACTGGCGGCGAATGGACGTTGTCATTTAACCTTACGAATGAGACAGAGCCAGTATATAGCAAAATGTTGGAAGATGCTGCAACGGGTTTGGCGGCGAATAAGAGAACATGGTTCACTGTATGGTCTCCATACATGACAAAAGCATTTTTCATTGTCGCACAGCCTGGTGGTAAGATTCCAATGTCATCCATTGATCAGAATGCTCTTCTGGTAGCAGAACTTTCTCTGGCTATTGATGAGTATAAGGGACTGATGACTGCGATTGAGCCAACAGCCGACTGATGATTTAATAGAACGGTTATTAATGGGAGGGGATAACTGATGTATAAAGTTTTAAAAATTGGAGACAAAGATTATAAACTGGAGTATACAATCGAGGCATCTTTGTATGACGAGGGCATTGATACAACATTAAAGTTTATTAGTGCTGCCGGAATGCCAAAAGAAGAGGATCTGGAAAAGTATACTCCAGAACAACAGGCTGAGATCCGAAAACAAGTGGTTGATAATATCATAAAATCCATGACAAATCTTCCGAAAACAGCTATGGACTTATTTTACATGGGGCTTTTGGAACATCATGGATCTGGAAAATATGCAGACCATACCATTAAAAGTAAGGACGATGTAAAAGATCTTATCAGAGTTTATTTTGCAGACCATACAGATGATGGGACTGGAACTTTTTATGATATTTTATCCATGTGTTTGGATCAAATGGCAGAAGACGGTTTTTTCAAACGGACGGGGCTGGAGAAGATGATGAGCAACGCACAGAAAAAGGACGAATCGAGCGAACCAGTTCCGGTAAACAGAGAACAGAGACGGGCGAAGCAGAAGCAGAAACCCTCAAAGAACTAGCATTAAAGAAATTACTTCCAAAAGCGATTGATTGTGGAATACGGACAGAAGATTTTTACCATATGACATTAAAATCGGTTCGTATGGAGATCGAAGGGTTTTGGAACAGACGAAAAAATGAATGGGAACTTGCTGAATATCAAGCGTGGGTTTCTGGTGCTTATAACTTAAGAGCCATTGCTTCAGCATTTTCCAGAAATGCAAAATATCCAGATAATCCGATGCAGGAAGAATCCATTAATGTGGAAGAACTGACGGATGATGAACTTGCTAGAATCCAGGAACAATATCTTTTGAGCCTGGATCGCATGGCGAAAAGAGCCACTGGGCAGGCAGATGATTAAACGTCTGCTTGCCCTATTTTTTATATATACGGTTATTTAAACACGAAAATAACTGTTGACCTTTAAAAGATTGGAGGAAGATATGGCTGATAATACAATAGATTCTTTGGCGATAGAAATATCGAGTAATATGGGCAATGCCGATAAATCTATAGAACGATTAGCGAATTCCTTGACTAAAATAGCAAATTCGCTTGGCGGTATAAACCCATCTATGTTTTCCAACTTAGCTAGTGGAATCGGCGATCTGAAAGTCGCAATGGATGGAATGAATGCTACGGTAAAAACTGCTGACTTTACTAGGGTTGCAAAAGGGTTAAACTCTATCGCCACAGTAAATGTACAGGGAGTAACTGATGCGTCAAGGGCAATAAGGGATCTGGTTACAAATCTTAATCAGATTGGTACAATTGCGTTTGATTCACAGGGTATTTTGAATGTTGCGAACGCTGTTGCGCAATTAGGAAGGAGCACAGTAACGCAAGCAGCAGCCAACATCCCAAAATTGACTACGGAATTAAAAAATCTTGTCGCTGGGCTTAATGGACTGAATTTTAATGGATTTGATCTTACTGGTCTCACGAGTTTAACCACGGCAATATCCAGAATGGGTAGTGCGGCAGCCGGAAGGGCAGCAAGCACAAACATAGAACAACTTGGAAATGCATTAAAAAATATGCTTACTACGCTTTCCACGGCTCCAACAGTAAGCAATAACATCATTCAGATGACAAACGCACTTGCTGGATTGGCTGCGGCAGGTGGAAAGGCAGGGGTTGCGGCAAATAGCCTGGTTTCTGGATTCCGTTCACTCCCTGCGACTACTGCAAAAGCAAAGAATAGTTTTGGTGGACTTGCTGCGGCAATAGGTAAATTCTATGCAACGTACTGGATGATCATTCGGTCTATTGGTCTATTCAAAAAGGCTATTGATATTTCCAGTGACTTAACCGAGGTTCAAAACGTTGTCGATGTCACATTTGGTGACTTAGCAAACAAAGTTGACGAGTTGGCAAGTCACTCCATCCAGGACTATGGAATGTCTGAATTGACTGTAAAACAGGTATCCAGCCGGTTCCAGGCAATGGGAACTTCAATGGGATTTGCGCAGGACAAAATGGCTGA